CATCCCGATCTATGAACGACTTTGCCAAAAAGCCAATAACCGCGATCCACGCCGCGCCGCTGATTTCATGGAGAAAGTTCCTCAGCTCCACAAGGTCAGGCTGCATTTTTATGTTCCAATCATAGAGCCACGCAGCAACATAGATCATGACGCATATCACGATCATTCCCGCGTACCACACGATGTAGCGCATGGCCGCGTGGCTCTTTGTCAAGCTGTGCAGATATTTCTTCCCCCTACACAGCCACTGTGATACTTTGAGCATCACTTACCTCCCTCCGAGCGCCCACGTCAAGATGGATGCAAAGATGCCGACGATTGTAGTGCTCATGCCGATCGTCCAGCACACGTCACGTTTAAAATCGTCAATGCGATGGTGTGCGCTCTTTGCACTCTCTTCTACACGCGTGATGCGCGTATTGATGGCATATAGCTGGTCTCGATGCCCCGGCAGTTCAGTCGCAAGAATTTCAAGCTGCGTTTTGATCCCTTCAAGTTCAGCCAGTATTTCACCTCTCGCCATAGTTTCCTCTTTCCCTAAAACCGAATTTGATACATCAGCACGCCCGCGCAGTCGGCGGCGAAGTCCTTGCCGTCCCAGTGGCCGTCTGACCACTCCTTGAGAGCGCCGATGGCAAGCGTCGTCGTCGCCGCCCAAAAGCTATTCATCCCTGCGTTGCGTTTGAGTTGATCGCAGATGAGATAGCTGACTCCCGCGTGCGCGATGCGGTCAACGCCTACGCTGTCAACGAGACGGTGCTGTGCCCCGCAAGGCACAGGCGCGAAGATCAGCGCGGCAACGAGTGCCGCCAAAAAGATACGTTTCATTATTCAACCTCCTAGAATACAATTCCCATCGCTGCCGCACGGGCGGTCAGATTCCAGCCCTCGCATTACAGGGACTCAAGGGATAAAGCAGCGCGAAAGCCAACGCCCGCGTGCCAATACGACGGAGATCCGTCCAAGTTCAATGCCGCACCGAGCCGCGCCCAACCGCCACTGTCCCAAACACCGCCGCGCATGGCAGCACGTTTTCCTTGCGTGCGAATCCAGAATCCGTCACGCCACTCCTCGGACTCCGTGTTGACGCTTACGCTCGCAGGGAGCATGAGCGGCGCAAGGTCGATTTCGTTGCGCACCGTCATGAGCCGCCCCTGCTGATACGCGTCGTTGTTGGATGCGTGATTCGCCATCTGCGACGTGACCTTCGCAAGGCCAACACCCTTGCCGTGTGATCCCGCCGCGCTGCCATTCTGCGCACGCTCGATGGTCAGCGTATTCGGCGTTACGGCGGTGACCTTGACCTGTTCATTCTCAATCTGGAGGATGTCACCTGTCGCGAATCCGCTGCCCCCCGGGCCATTGATGAGTCCCGTATAGGTGATGGAGGTATCCACCGCGCTGATTCCACTCCCGTTCGCGATGTATGCGGTACAGGATCCCGGCTTGATGCAGTAGTCTGTCAGCTGATAGACCATCACGTCATTTGCGTGCGCTGCTGCCACGCTCCCCTTCTGTGCGCGAGCGCACCCGGAGAGGATTGCCCTGCCGCCGCCCTGATCGTTGATGGCGCTGTACGAGATGTATTCATCCTCGATCTTAATCATGCCGGAGGATGGCCACGTCTCACCGCTCTCCATCGTGTCGAGCGTGATTGTCGTATCTTTGTCTGTAATGCCGTCGTTGTCATTGATGCGGGCACGCTTCTCATGTGTATAGATGCCGTTGTCGATGACGAAATCAAGCCACTCCCAGACGTTACCGAGAAGATCGTAGATGCCCTGCGCCGTGCCGTTGTGGCTCCACGATACGGGCCCTGTTCCCGTCAGTGTGCGATTATAGCTCGAATGCTCGTTTGTTGCGTCACGAGTGCCGCGATTCTCCCATGCGTCCGCATCGCGGTAGTCTCTGCCGTGATTGTTGTTGCCGCGAATCTCATGCCCGAGAATCTTGATGAGGTATACGATTGTCACGTACTCCTTCATCGTGACAAGATGGCATGGTGCGCCGTTGATCTTACGGTTCGCACACGCCTTCTTCGCGTTGTCAAAATTGATGTGCGTCCATGCGACTTTTCCGGGAAGCGATACGGGGACGTTGTTTGTGTCGCCGTCGTTGATGGTCGGGTTGTTCCCGATGCCGCGCGCGAACGGCGTCGCTTTTTTGTGGCTGCAAGAATACTTGTCGATGAAGAAGCCGCCAAGATTTATCGGTTGTGCAGGGAACTTGCCGCCCTCGAACATTCCTGCCGGAACGGTGAATTTCGGGATGTATACCATCTGCGTGATTGCGCCGTCATCCGTCAGAAACTGGACTTCGCGCGTCTGCGCATTGATCTGCTCGCGCAAGGCTTTCAGGCTGAGATGCTTAATCATTGTTTTCCTCCTTCGTCGGCAGGTCGTAGGTGCGGAATGTCACGCCGCTGAGATCAAGTGGCACTTCTACAGTCGTCGTTTTCTCCTGCCCCTTTTCGTCTTTCTCTCCCGTCGGGATGGTCTCCGTCTGCTTCGACGGGATGTTGCCCTCAAGCAGCAGCCAGTAATGATCGCAGTGCTTGCAGGACGAGAGATCGCCGCTTTCCTCCATGTAGAGTCGGAATGTCTCGCCCTGGTAGTCCGTCAGGTCGTGCGCGCTCGCAGGGACGCGGATGCCGTTCGCAGTAAACGCCGCAACGCGCAGGACGGCAGGATTCGTCTTGTCCACCGATACGGAAATTTTATTCTGTTCCATCGTTGCTCCTCCTTAGTTCATGATCTGATACCGTGCGCCGCCGCGATAGCCGCCCGTATTGTAGACGGTGAACGCATTCGCCGCGCGGGAAACATAGACATCTCCGAGGTCGCCGCCCGTGTCCGCGGTCGCCGACACATTGACAACGTAGTTCGTATGGCCGAGGTTGTGCGTGACGGTCTGCCCGCGTGTGCCCGCAAAGGTGAGATCCCCCTGCGCGGTCGTCCCCTCAATGATTCTAACTGAAAGTTTGTCAAAATACGCTTCTCCCCATCGTTTCTTTGCCGTCCCGATGCCGCCTTCCAAATTCGCACGCGGGACAAAATTTCTTGTTGCCATGTGATCATTCCTTTCTAACGCGAACGGGGCATGATATCCCCGTCCTCATCCAGTTCATAGAGGAGGCTCGATGTCGGATGTTCTTTTGGCATGACATCACCATCCTCGTCATATTCAAACATCCCACCACCGAGGCTCCCCTCGATTTCAGAGGCTGCCCGCCATGCACCCGCTGCATACCGCTCGGCGTACTCCTCGCTCTGCTTAGCATTGCGGGCACTCTCACGCGTCGACTGCTCCATGCGTCCTGTCTCCGCACGCGCTCCGTCAATATGACGCTGCATATTCGCGACGTTCTCCTCCATACGTCTCACATTGGTTTCGGAGGCTGCCGCCCGCACACGCCTATCCTCTGCGGTCGTTGCGTGCTGTTGGGCTGCGTTGGCTGACCCTGCGGCTGCAGCGGCGGAGGAAGCGGCTACGTTTTTAGCATCGTTTGCCTGTTGTGCCGACTGTGCGGCAGAGCCCGCAGAGCTCTTCGCCTCCGACACGTAGTTTTGGAGGTCGGTGAGACGCTGCTCCGGTGTCCTTGGGTCACCTGCCGCAACGCGAACCGTGCGACTGAGAACTTCCTCGTGTTCCTGCAGGATCGCGGTTGCCTTGTCCGACATCCCCTCGATTGCCGGCAGCGGATACTTACCACCGAGATTCGTGAGCTGATTGATCGGTGTCTTTCGGTAGATCGTGATTGTCTTGCCATTCGGGAGCTTCGGCGGCTGCGCAGCGGCGGCGGGGGATTGCCCGGGCGCATAGCCCGGGTAGTGCACAGCCTTTGCCTGCACATCCACAAAGTAATCCCGCGAGAGCTCCGTTGTCCTTTCCGTCGCTGTATCATAGATGGCAACGCGAATATTATCCGCGCCCGAGATGGCAAAGGAAAACGGGAACACTGTTGTATTCCCGTCTCCGCGATAAGTCACTGATGGTGTGATATCTCCAATCATGCACATTCTCCTTTCTTACGTTACCGTGCGCCGCGCGTACGGCTTTTCTTCTTTGGTTTCTTCGGCTTTTCGGGAACTTCACGCGGGCGCAGCTTCTTGTCAAAGATAGCCGCACGCAGAACATTCCTGATATCGGGGTCATAGTAGTTGTCCGTCTCCATCATGTCCTCGACATACAGCGCAATGGAGAAAAGCCCATCACTCACCGTATTTGTTACCCCGTGACGTGTCGCCGTGAGCGTGCTGACCGTTTGTGCGGCAGACTTTGCAATATCGAGATACCCGACTTCTTTCTTTGGCTTCCGATACTTCTTATCCTCCTCATACCGCTTGCGCTGTTGCTTCGTCATTTTCTTAACGCGGGCACGCTCCTTCTCCTCTTCCTCCTCCCGCTTGAGATCGTCCTCCCCTTTTTTCATAATGAGGTTCCATGTCGCCAGTGCCTGTTTCCCGCCGCGTGATGCAAGCGCACCAAACTCAAAGGTTCGGCCATACGTTGTGCCGTCGAAGATTTGATCCAATGCAAAACCGGCAAAATCGCGTACCCCCGGGAACATTCCTGTTGCCGTGGACAATGTATTTTTCAGTACGATCTTCATCCAACGGTCTTCCCACGGGATTTCCACCTTAATGGTTTCCCCCGTCTTAGGGTCTTTCACCTTCCGATACTTGTCCTTATCGTCGTCGCCTTCCAGACCAAGCGCGGCTTTCCCGAGCCCGCCGAGGACACCGACAAGAACAATGCGGAAGAGAATTGCACGGGCAAGAGGCATCCAAACGTGAATATGCTTGTATCCCGTCTTGCTATACTTGCCTCTGTACTGCGCTTCAAGAGCGGCGTTGTACTGCGTGTTGAAGAAGGAGAAAAACGACGTGAACAGCTTGAACAGCTCGCTGCGTGTACGCTGTGCACCGGGGAGGTCTTTCGTCTGCCCTGAGCCAAACGTATCCCGCACAGCCGCGTCACCCGCCTGCACTGCACGCGTTTCAGCCTCCTGTATGCGGGCGCGTTCATCGTAGACAGGAAGCTCGCCCGCGCGTTCAAGGGCAATGCCCGCCTGTGCAAACTCCTTTTCCTTCTTCTTAATCAGTTTGCGCAGCATTGCATCATCCGTCTCATCCAGCTCTTGCCGCAGGTCGTATATCTCTGCACGCAGCGCGTACACACGATCCTGTGCCTCTTTGTAGGTGCGCTTATTCGCCTCATTCTCCTCGTTGATCTGTGCCAGAGCTTTTGGGAACGCCTCTTTATACACCTTGTTCCACAGCGGGACAGAGAACAATTGATCGGTGAAACTGATACCGTAATAGGCATTGTCCCGCAAAAACTCAAGAGGTGCATACGTCGGGTCAAAGATATGCGGGTCGCGGCGTATATCACGCTCCATGTTGCTGATACGATCCGCCATAAAGGCAGATTTCTTTGCCATATCGCGCAGGGCTTTCGGGCCCTTGCCAAAAATAGGGAGCCCTTCAAAATAAGCCTCTGCCGTTTTTCGTACGCCGATCTTATCCATATTGAGAAGCGTGTTTGTCAGCGTGTTCTCCAAACACGGCCACAGCCGCCAGCCCATAATCGCCATGGTGGAGTTGCGGCGAAGCCCGCCAATAATGCGGTTGATGCCCATTGCCGCAGAATCAGATGCCTCCACAGGAACCGCCCATACATCAACCGCCCACTGTTTCAGGTAGTTATAGATCGGCCGTCCATAGGTGGACGAAACATACGCCTCAAACTCCTTGTCATTGATGATGCGGTACACATCACGCGCCGCAATGCGGAACGCGATGTTATGTGACGCATTAAAGACATGCTCTTTTAGCACGTCGAATTTCAACAGAACAGGTGCAACAACATCCCCTTTGGAACGCTCTTTCACATGACCGCGCTTTGTGCCGAACACCTGCGCCCCCGTCATGCGCCCCTTGACATCTTCCTCAGTCTGCTTGTCGTTGACCTTCGACGCTTTCTTCGGGTTGTATCGCAGAGGATAGTACCCGCCCTGCAGTGTGATCTCCTTTCCGTCCGCTGTCTCGATGGTAAATGCGGATGCAGGGACTTTGCCGATGTGTGCGCCGTTCAAGCGTTCTTCGACACGTGCGCTCTCCTCCCAGAACGTATCAAGGAGATTCCAAACCTCCTGTACGACCTTCCAGTCCTTCTCCGTCATGTTCTCCTTGAGGGTACGCATGACATCCAGCCTTTGACCGATATCATCCATCACGCGCTTGCGGTTGGTCTCCGTCCCCCAGTTGAAGGCGAGGCAAAAGACCTCCTCTTTTGAGAGCATATCACCGTAGGCGTTGATGTTTTTCTTGCTCCACTTCATCTTTTCGTTTTTGGAATAGACGGAGAAGATTTTTTCAAGCGCAGCCCTCTTTTCCTCAAGCAGTTCGGATTCCTTCATCTGTGCGCGTTCGTACGTCCCATAGATGTAGCGATGCGCTTTATCGCCCATCAGCCGAAGGATAAGCTCCGGCTTTGTCAGTTCTATATTCCCCTCTTGCGCTGCCTTTGCCACGACTTCACCGAGGAGCGGGATTCTCGCAAGCAGTTCACTGTATCCCATCCCACCGACATCATCCGAGACAGGGTTTTCGACAACGCTCGAGGGCTTCAGTGCGGTATCATCCGTGGTGATTTCCACACGGATATCATCCTTTGTTTTCCCCTGCATGCTCTTTGTCAGCATTTCGTTGCGGTTACGCCCGACGCTATAAAGGACATCCATCGCATTGACAATATCCGCGAAGTCGTCCAGCTGCATATCCTTGTACTTCTTCTTTTCTTCCGTGATGAGGTCAAGCAGATCGGACGGGTCACAGGCATCAATATCGTTATTATCCTTGTACTGCGCGAAGAGGTCGGAGAGCTTCGTGCAATCGACAGGCTTTTCCGCGTCGTTTGCTTTCAGCCCGAGGAGATAGCCGATGTGATTCAGCCAGTACCGCTCATCCGCCGCAAGGCGTACCGTACGCGCACTGAGTTTCCTCTTCACATTGGCAAGCAACTGATTCAGCCGCTTCTCGTTCTCCTCGGCGGCATAGGCGCACGCCGCCGCAAATGCCTGTTGTTCCTTGAGTTCAAGCACCTCCGACCATTTCCCCACCGTTGCCGCCTTATTGAGTGCACGGGCGTATTGACGCTCTTTGCGGCGGAAAAAGCGCGGATTGCAGGATTCACTGATCGTGCGCTCCCGCAAATACATCCGCGCCTGTTCCTGCAGGAATTTCTCATGTTCATACGCAGAGCGTTCATATTCCTTGCGCGTCTGCTCCTTTGTCCCGCGTCGCGTCTCAGATTCCTTCTTCTCCGCATCCTCCGCAGCTTTTTTCTTGACCTCTTCGGGCGCATTTCCGCCAAGGAGACGCATCAGACGCTCTTTGCGGCGCAGTGCGGCGGATTCGATGGCAAGTCGTCTGTGATACGCTTTCGGTGTCTGCATCGCACGCGCCACGTTTTCATCCGACAAATGCGCCTGCATGATCTGCTCGTCAAGATTACGGGCATATTCATCCACATGCGCTTGAAGCTCTTCTTCGAGCGTCTTGCGCTTTCCTCGTGCCTTCTTATAGGCGGCATAGGACGGGAACCAGTTCATGACAACAGCGGTATCGCCGCCCTCTCGCATCGCGTACTCCGCGAGATAAACCGGATCGTTTTCCAGTTCTGCCCGCTTGCGCTTACGCTCTGCCTCTACCTTTTGGTTGAACTCTTCCCTTGCCTCTTTTTCGAGGTCTTTCATGACACGTTTACGAAGAATGTCCTCTGCCTCTTCCTGCGCCTCCTGCGTCCAGCGTTGGTAAAGCTCTGCCTCCGTCTCCCCAAGGAGGGATTCAATGCTCTCTTTGCCGAGCAGCTCCTCCATCGGGCGGAAACGCTCGTCAAGCTGCGCCGCCTTGATTTCCTCCTCCGTCGCAATCATACGCGCCATGACCGCCTGTACCTTTGCCGACGGCATTGCGCCCACGTTCTTTGCGAGATTGTAGATCTTGCGCAGGAACGCCTTGAATCGGCGGAATACGCCCTTCATCGCCGCAGACGGGGCTTTCCCTTCGGCAAGGTACATCTCAAAGCCACGGGCAAACCGCTCCTGCCTCCATCGCTCCATCGCGGCTTTCTCTGCAACGGTGTCACCCGACTTCTTTGCCGCAAGGATCGCGTTCTCGTGGTCGCGGAACTCATCGGCAAACTTCATCTCCGCGTACTCATCCGCCGCGCCCTCGTGCCACTCTGCCCACGCATTGACCGTCTCAAGGTCTTTCGCAGACGCTTCGTCGATCTTCGCGAGCTCATCGAGGTCCATCAAGAACATGTGTCCCATCTCATGCATAAACGTCGATTCATCCGCACTCTCAAAGAGCGTAATGATACGTTTGCCGTCCTCTTGAGAGATTTCCCCATGCACTTCTTGACGGAGCATTTGGTTGAACTTCTCAATGATCGAGATCGCCTTGTCGTCGAAAATCACAAAACAGCGACCATCCTGCCGTCCGTCGTAGGTGATGCCTTTGATACCTACCTCGTTCAGAGCAATAGATGCGGCTTTGTCAGAGTCAAGAATATCAGAAAAATACTTATAAATGTCATGTCCATTCATCCTATCAATAACATTTATAAGCAAGGACATTTTTCTCTTGATTGCACGCTGACAAGACGCAAGACATTTCTCCAGATAAGCCCTGGATGCTTCAATATTAGCAATCACGTTGTCATGACTTCTATCCAAAAGGGCCGCATTTACATGGGAATTTCTACTCAAATGCGAAAAGAAAAATGCCCGCCCCTCGTCAGAGGATGAACGATCCAACGCATAGCGAATCACAGAGGCTTCATCTTTCAATATTGCAACATCACTCTGTACCTGACTAATATGTTCGGGTTTCAATATTGGAACATTACCCTGCGCCTGACTAATATGTTCGAGCATCTGTCGCAATTCAGGGGATTTTATTGACGCAGTTTCCAACCACTCCTCTGATGGTTTTTTTCGGAACAGTTCTTCCAGTTTCTCCTGCACGAACTTCGGCTGCTCATCAAACGGTTTCTGCTCATCGAGAAGAACATCGTCGTCGGGGATTTCGACCTCGAAGAGAGAACCGGGATTTTTTTCTACAACAAGTTTCTTCACGTCAAATTCTTCAAGAAATTGTATGTCTGCCTTGACATTGGAACAACCGTCAGCATAATACTTGTAGTGCTTATGAAGATAGTTCAACACACCGTTCGACGAAGGATCATCATACTTTATTGTCGCTTCAAGCATCTGAACCAAACGATCTTCCAGTCCGGTCAGCACATTCCAAAGCCCCGCATCATCCCGTGCGTTATCAAAAGAATTCCTTTCACAATATTGTATTGCTCTCGAAAGAATTTTCTCTTGCTTATCCATTCTGTCAAAAATTTCACGATCAAGGGCAAGTTGATCTTTGATGTACTCATCGACTGGTTCATCGTTTTGAACCATATTTTCCAAACTTTCAATGCTGAACGCAACACGTTGAGGAAATTCTGATAGATTTTTTCCATCGTAAGTAATCTCTTTGACATTGTTGCGTGTCAGCCGCTTCTTATACCCCTCCGACGTGCTCCTCTCTTTTGCAAAATAAAGCCCCCATCCGTGCGCCTGTGCGCCCTCGCCCGTGCCGATCATGGAGAGCAGGAACTCGCGGAAGTCATACGGCGAGCCGTGCCATGCGGATTGCTCGAATCTCTCTTTCTGATTGACAATCCCGATTCGCTCTTGTATCATAGGAAGTGAAAGAGGACGAACGACCGAAGGCGTTAGGCTGTCGGCAGCATCAGCTGTCCGGCTGGGGTGACCTGTAAGCATGGACGCGGCGTTACCTCTTTTTTCTGTTTCCAGATTCATGAGGTCTTTGCTTGTGCCACTCTTTGTAATCCAGCTATCAATCCCCTTCTCATTGTCAAAGAACGCCGTTTTGAGGAAGATTCTCCCCGTAGGAAGAAGTTCATAAGCCACGCCCGCCGCTCCGCGTGGCGTTTTTATTTTGCACAGAATCGTTTTGCCGCCGTAATCTCCCTTGCTTGTCATATCCAAGTGAACACGCTGGAAGTTCTCCATATTCTCTTGAATATCTGTGTAATCTGCATCCGTCATTTCAGGATGACGATTATGCGTATGAATCATATCATCTTGAGCAACATCAACGACCGCACCACTAGGGGATGTTATTCGCAGGAATTTCTTGTTTCGACTGCTGCTGTCAGCGTCCGGCACACGCATCCGTCGACTAAATTCTTCCAGGTTTACAGCATCACTGCGCCGCATCGCCGCCTGATGAAGTACATCACCCGAACGCATATCCTTCCCGCCATACCGCAGATCAAACCGCTCCTTGAAGTAATCCATCGCAGTATAGTTCTCGTTGCCCTTCTGCGTGCGCATGGCTTTGGCAAAGATATCCGCGTGATGAGCGAAGAGGAGCGCATTCATACGCGCGACCTTCGTCTGCTTGTCCTCCTTCTGTTTGGCACCGACATTTTCCAGCAGCTCTACGATCTGACGATAGACAGAGTACGCCTCAGGCGACAGCCCCGCAGAGCCCTTGACCTCAAACGAATCGACCTTCATCATGCGGTCTTTGATGTTCTCAAGCGTCTTGATATGCCCGTTCAGTTCATCCAGTTCGTCGCGTGCGCCGTCCATCGCCTCCGCCGCTTCACGCGTGGTCGGAGTCCACCCCTCCACCTCGGGCGCAGACGCATCTCCGACCGTGAGCAGATACGCAAGGTCACGCAGCTGTGCCTTGTTCGGTGCTTTACCGTTTTCCTTGTAATACGCCTGATACCACGGCGCATTGTTGGAGACACGGATTCCCCGCCCATCTTCACCGATTGGCAGGATGTCAACGCCCTGTTTCATCCCCTTTGAGAGCGCGTCAACTGCAGGCTTCAAGATCTCATCCCGCGCCGCCGTAAACTCGTTATAAAGCGACCTCCATCCCGCAGCAGGGTTATCGGGATTCTGTGAGATGACCGCTGTTGCCATCTCCCGCTCCCCCTCCATGCGTGCTTTTTCCACTGCGTCAAGGTGATCGGCAGGCTTCGGGAAATACTCGTTTGCGACGTTGTTGATAATCTCCGTCCGTGCCTTGATTGCGCTCTTCTGTGCGCCCTCCAACGCATCCGACAGTGCCTTTGCATTCTCTTTCATACGGGCGATGGAATCCGTCTCAGGGGTAAAAGAGACCGATTCCAGAAGCTGCGGGGAGGCGGCAGATTGCGCATACCGCTCCGCGGGCACAAAGAGATGCCCGCCTGACTGTATTGTCTTTTCCAGTTCTTCATCACGGATGCCGGCGGTCTTTGCCACCTCCTTGAGGTCGGCAAGGCCGTTTTCCTTTTTCATTGCCATTTCGGTATCAATGTAGGCGTTCTCAAACCCTGTACCATATACCTGTGTGCGGATGATCTTCTGCTGCACATCAGGTGCGGTCTGCTTCAGCTTTGCACTGGATGCCACCTGCTGTAGGCGGTCAAGCATGACCGTCCCCGTCATCGTCCTCTGCGCCGCGAGCTGCTCCTGCATCTTCTCCGAGGAGAGCCGCTGCGCATGACGCACGCTGCCGATCGACGCGCCGCCCATCGTGGACATCACGCCAAAGCCAAGCCCCGCAGGAAACGCCTCAACGCTCGATACAAGCGCGTTCGCCGCCATATCGCCAAGACTGTATGCCTTGTCCGCTGCACGCCCGTCAGAGGCACTCACGATGCGGTTGTGGATGAGATCATCAGAGAGAGACTGCGCCCCCTCTTCGAGCGATTCCGTTGCGGCAATTTTGAGTGTATCCTTCACCTGCGACTTTGCAAAGGCGGAGATGGATTCACGCTTTGCCACATCATACTTCGCCGCATCGACAACACCCTTGATTGCCGTCTCCGCATAGCCGCCCTTGCCAAGAGCATTGACACCACGAACAAGCGGCTTTGTCGCAATGCCGAAGTTCGCCATCTCAATGCCTGCATTCGCCGCACCGCCAAGTGCCGCATAAAGCCGTCTGTCATTGTCCGCGAGAAGCGGATTGCCGTCCTTGTCCTTCATCTCGCCGTATTCGGCGTAACGCGCACCTGTCTCAGGGCGGCGCATTCCCTCGAACATACCCGCCTGCATACCGCGCGTCATTGCAGTGCGCACGGCCTGCCGACGCGCGACACTGCCAAACACCGAGCGAACAAAACCTGCAGTAAAGCCCGCACCCGCACCGACCGCCCCGCCGAGGAGTGTACCGCCGCCGGGCTCAATCGCCGTACCTGCCGCCGCCATTGCAATCGCCGCCGCTTCCGCCGTAATGAGACCATCCCGCACACCGACGCGTATGGATTCCAACATTTCAGGCCCCGACGAGGCCATACCGCCGACAATCGCCGCAAGAGGATCGTCAAAGAAGGACGGCTTTTTCTTTTCATCCTCCTCCATCATCTTCTTTAGATCAGCGGCACGCTGACGGTCATTGTCATTCGCTGTGCCGTCGGCAATCTTATACATGAGGTTATCAAACTCGAGTTTCTTGTTGCCGACCGCAAGAAAATGCGTGAACGTCTCCACAATCCCATGTGTCTGACGCACGGATTCAATGTCATGCAGAGCAAGAGCCGCATCGCGCGGGCTCATCTTTGCCACATCGCGCAGCTCAGGGAATTCCTGCCAGACTGCCTCCATGGAGAAATCTCCCTGCATGAGGTTCTTCTTCATGTTTGCGTAGTCATTGATACGGAGTGCCTGTTTGAATGCAACATCATCGTCCATGAAAGCATCAACCGAGATCCCCGTATTCGCCTCGATCTCCCGCGCCTTACGGAGCTTGTCCTCATCCGTCATAAAGTAATTGACGAATGTCTCCGTCCCGCGTACATCCTGCGCAAATTCGCTTCCCTCATCAGCACTCTGCTCGACTTTCGACCCGATGTACGAGCGTAGCGGGCGTGTTGCATGGTCGGCAACAACGCGCACGGGGGAAAGAGCAAAATTTACGGCGGCAGAACCGAACTCCAACGATTTCGCCCGCATTTCCTCTGTATTTGCATATGTCCCGCTATAGTCTCTTGTCTCATTTGCCTTCTGCACAGCATCCAGCTCTGCACTGACCAAATCTCCATAGGCATTGAAAAATCGCGTCCCCGTAGCGATTGTAGAGTTTGCCAGATCGCGCCCCGTATCAACGACCGCGTCCGCTATCGTTCCTTCGGTGAGCCGCTCATACCACGGCTTTGCATCCCATGCCGCTTGATTCGCCTCTTGTGCAGCGCGTTCTGCTGCGGCGGCTTCTCTCTGTTCCTGGCGTTCTTTTGCGTCATTCAGATACCCGTCAAGATCAAATGCCATGATGTACTCCTTTAGTCTGTTCCTGAATGCTCTTCTTCATCGTCCTCATCTTCTTCGGGATAGTAGTACGGCAAACTCATCACATCGCTCTTTGCCAAAAGTGCTGTTGCTGTGATCGGGTCTGCACCATGCGCAATGAGATTTTCATACGCCTTTTTCCAACCACCACGAGGGTCTTCCATATCGTCTGTAATTGCCGTCCATAGTGCTTGATTGTTTTGCAGTTCTTGAAATTCTTCACCAAGATACCCTTCATCATCTAGCCGCATTGCCGCATTTTTATAAGCAATGAACTGATCCGATGTCATTTTTTCGCCGAGTTTGAGACGCGCCTCCATCTTTTGCAAGGCTTCAAAGTCTTTGGCAGGGTTATACGCTTTCCCGCTCCGACCCGCACCGCTCGTTTTACCTGCCCCCTTGCTTGGGTGATAATACTGCGCAATCTGACCTTCAAGCCCGTTGCGCTCCTTTATGTCAAGGTCTTGTGCATAGAGCATGGAGATCGCCGCACTGTAGCTTCCTGCACTCTGCGCCGCCCGCATGATTCCATCCAGATACTGACCGCGCTGCTGCTGATAGGCCTGCTCCGCATCTTTTCCGAGTGCGCCGACGAGCTTCATCAGATGATCGCGTTTTTCGGGGTCGTAGGCACTGACCGTACGTTCTACTCCTCCCGCACGCCCAAGTGCCTGCTGCACATATTCACGTATGGACGGCTCATCACCGTTCCCCTGCCTTGCATCCCACGAATAATGACCGCCCTCACCGATTGCGTCCGCTTCTCCATCCCGCCAACGCTCACCGTTTCGATATCCTGCATACCAAGCAACAAGAGCACCTTCCGCACCGAGTTCGTCGTAATACTGCCCGAGCTTGTATTTTGCGACAATCTCCTGATTCTCCGGTGTTTGCGGTGCATCTGCAGAGAGTCCTGCCTCCTGTGCCCATGACGGCCAGTTCTCCGGCATGATCTGATACTTGCCGAATGCGCCCGTGCGCCCGTTCTGCGCGTTATAATTCCCGCCGGATTCCTGCCCTGCAACCGCCGCGAAAAAATCTTCCTTGTTTTTGATTGCACCGCCGATACGCTTCGTCGCAGTCTTACCACAGATTTCATTCACGTATTCCAGTGCTTTTGCTTCGTTGAAATGATTTCCCTCCCACACGCCGGGCTTGCTGAATATTTCATGCGCAAGCGAATCAAATTCCTTTGCTTCCGTGTGTTTTTTAGACACCCGCGCCAGCTTCCAGTAGGTATCCGGATCCATCTCATTCCGGAAGCGTCCCAGAATCTCATCGGCGCGGTCGTAATCCTCGTTTTCGAGTGCTGCACCTGCGGCGGCGGCGGCAATATTCGTCACCATCTTTCGACGTTCGGCTGCGAGCTGCGCACCGGACCATCCCTCCTTTTGCGCCTGTGCCGCGAGGAGAACGTCGCTCTGATTCACATACATGGTCGGCGCACCATTCACCTGCCACGTCAGAGCCGCCTGCTGCGTGTTCGTCTGAAGGTTGGAGGCAAACGTCACCTCCTCCACCTTTTTGCCCTCTGCCATCTCCTTTGAGGCTGCGATGCGTTGGAAGTTCGCCATGTTCTCATTGAGGTTTCCCTTGAGAGCAAAACACACACGGGGGTTATAGTTCTTGCTGACATCCTCATAGGTCTTGTTGATTGCGTCGGTCGTACGGTCGATGAGCCCCTTTGCGTTTTCCCCAACACCTGTAGTAAATAAGCCCTGCTCCCCATAGAGCTGCTGTGTAAGGCTTGTCATAACCTCGTTGCGGGCTTTCATCACATCGGCGGCATCCAGATCGTCCTGCCTCTGTGCTGCGACACGCGCCACCTGCCCGACGGCTGCCGCCATCTTCCCGTAGCCCTCACCGCTCGTACCGTAGGCATTCACATCACCAGAGACGCGCACAACGGGCGGATTCATCATATGTGGCTCTACTGCCGGCGTATACGTCGAGAACTTCATATGTCACCATCTCCCACGCGGATTGTAGTTCTTCAGTCCCTTGCCGAACGAATCAAAGGACGGATTCTGCTTAAAGTAATCCGTCCCGAACGTATAGCCTGTTTTAGAGTTGTAGAACGCCGACGTGCCATAGCCCATATCCCGCGCTCCGACACCTGCCTGCATATTCCCCGTCGCTTTGCCTGCACTCTTCCACGGCTGCGCTGCACCGTAGACACTTGCCGCCGTCCCGAGGATCGTAGCGAACCCCGCCATCCGCGCTGCACGCTTTACATTGCCCGCCGCCGCATTCGCCTGATTCGCCTGATTGATGTAGTTGCTCTCCGCGACACGAGAACTATAGTTATCGTTGCGCTGATTCATGAGCAGGTTCGCCGCGTCCTTGTTATAGGCATCATAGCCGGAGGAGAGAATATCCATCGCAGAGCCCGCAAAGTTCAGCCCCGCCGCGCCTGTCTCCGCACGCTGCGCCCCCATAGCCAAACGATGACGCGCCCGTAGTGCCTCCTGCTGCTGCGCATAGTTATCCGCGATCTGTTCCTGCTTGCGGTTTTCGATGCGTGCATTTTGTGCCGCCGCATCCGCCTGTGCACGATACATGGATGCCTGTGCATTCGCCTGTGCCTGTTGCTGACGGTACTGGAAAAGCCCGCCGAGGGCCGTGAGCCCTGCCACCCATCCGCACATATTACTTCCTCCCTTCTCCTTCGATTGTGAACGGGATAAACCGTTCGCCGCCGACCGTAATCTCTCGATGAAACACGGCACCACAGTATTTGAGCCAACGGATTGCATCTTTGTTGAACGCGCCGACCGCATTGTAGAGCACGCCAAACCGCCGCGCCCAGTCCGTTAGAATACGTTTGGATTCCACTGCGAACGCGTAACGGTTCTTTGCCACGCGCTCCGTCCCGAGGCACCAGATCAGCCGCCCCGGATTGCCGAGCACTTCCCGATATCCCCAGATTGCCACAAGCCCCATGCGGTCGTATGCGGCAAAGCACTCCTCCGAAAGAAACACCGAATCATAGATTTCGTTCTCGATGGATCCGCTTTCACAGACCCCCGCCGTGAGTTCCCTGCGGTCGGCGGCACGCAGCTCGCCGAGAAGCATCCACACAAGCTGCTCTTTCTTCTTCTGCTTCGTGATTTTCTTGATCTCGTAGTTACCCACCAAAAGACACCTCCCTGATGATTGCCGAGAGACTGAACGGGTAGGGCGTATCATGCGTAATGCAGGTACGCCCGTCTTTATCCCATCCGCCCGCCGGAAGCGTTACCTCCTTATCGCCCGTATAGAGCACATTCTCATCCAACTCCATACGCTCAGGATCATAAATAATGTCATCCTGCATCTCCGCATTTTGCCCGATGCTCCCGCCGTAGGACTTCGTGAGGCGCAGAATCGCCTTGCGTACCATCTTCTTGCGCCCCTGCACCGTCCCCGTTTCCGTATTCCCCACATCCCAATTTGGCTGCGTGAGCGTCATCGTATATGGCAGGCCGACCGTGACGCGTCTTGCCGGCTCCGGAAGACGTGCCGAGGCATTCATCGTAATCCCGTCATCGTGATACCCGTCTGCCATCACCGCGACCTTCTTGCCCGCAAGGACATCCTTGCCGGGGATCTCTGTCTGCGGCGACGGGTACGTCACGGCAATCGCCGCATCCGCCATCACATAATCCTGCTCAGCCTCCGATTCCCCGTGGGGTGCGAAATACTCAAGATAGCGCACCGTCTTGCCATTGATGCTACGTTCCACAATCACATAGATACGATCTGTATTGCCGCTGCTCACAGAACAGACCGCCTTGTATTTCCCATCCGTCACAAAATGGCTCCATGCATATACTTTCTGCTCCATGACATACGTCAGACAGAGCAACTGCCCATCGTCCGTTACAAAATAGACCAAGCTGTCAGGCTCCTGCGCGTATGCGGCACTCACAATCGCACGCCCACGCACCAGATGTTTTGCAAGAAGCGTGAGATCAATGCCGACATAGCCATCGCTCTCGTAGGAGTATCCGGTATCGCGGATGATGGAGCCGCGCCGCTGAATGTAGATGATTCGATTCCCAACGCGCAGCGGAGGGACATTACTGCATCCGTAGTTCTCCTGATTCTTCGGCGTTATGTTCGTCGGCTTGACCGTCTCGGACCCCGCAATCGTCCATGTGTTTCCATCGGTGAAAATCACCAGATCGTTGCCCACATCCATATGCGAAATAGAATACGCCTGCCGCGAGAGCAGATCAGCGGTGACGGCACTGTCATCCGTCACCGTACCTGATTCCTTTTCAACGCCGAAATTCTCATAATCTCCACTCCGTGACATCCAGAGCCGCTGCGGGTATTTTTTATTCCCGCCGAAACACAGACGGTCTTGAAAAAACGCCGCACATCGCGGATAGCCGTTCGTGCGCGACCACGCCCCCCAGTACCAATCCGCAGTTGCTTCGAGACCGCCGAGGATTTTATCCACTTTGGCAGATGCATGCTTCGCATCTGTTACGCCAGTGATGGTCACATATCCCTCATGGCGATAGGGATAGGCAGAGAGATCTGCGTTGCATGTTCCGCCGGTAATCCTCATGCGTATGCGCAGCAGACTGTATTCATCTACATCTCCCGATTCGGTCGGATTATAGTCATTTGTTGATGTATAGGTGCGCAGATCAACCCATGTATTCCCGTCGTCTTTGGACTGCTGCACAACAACTTGCCCCGACCATGTTCCATGTGTAATGATCTTCCACGTGTTTCCGACAATAACGCTCCGCGTGTACACGGACTTGTCATCCAGCAAAAATTCACGCTTATACCCATTGCTCAAGGAAATTTCTATCTTCGGCTCTCCCTGTATTCCATCAACGCGCAGGACAAAAACATTTTCATATCGACCGCCATCAATTGATGGCGGCAAGGTCTTTGAATCTTCCCAATCTCCGATCCCGCTTTTACTCCATATATCAACCCATTTATATTCTCTTTTTCCAAAAGAGAAAGGGCGTTGGTAACTGAAATATCCATTGACTGTTACATTACAATTTCCCGCTCTGGTCTTTTTGATCTTACACACCGTCCCAGACGATGCAGAAATCCCCTGTGTAGTATACGAGTTGCTGTTTGCCCCGGAAGAGGCGGACACCGTCTCTCCGTTTACATACTGCTCGATTTTCATCGTATCACCAACACGATCAGCAGAAAATACGGCCTTCTCTGCCGTCAGTGTGATCTCACCCAGGCGTCCAGACGGCGTGATCTTTGCCTCTTCATCTGTATTGACATCCCCGTACGCCTGACGCGTCCACGCAATATCTGTGAGCCGCCAATCCTGCTCGCTATAGCGCGAAAGCTTCTTGACCGGATGATTGCCCGAACAGATATACATAACATCAACGGACTGCACAAAGCGCAGATTCCGAAGATCATCAGGTACAAATGGTGTTTCCAGTTCAAACGGCAGACGCACACCATCCCGCCATATGCGGATATAGCGGTCTCCAAATTCGAGAAGATATGAAATCTCTACCGAATACTCAAAGCGCACGAGGATCGCCGCGCGGTCATCGTACTTCATGCGCCCTACATAGATACTGCCGGGTCGCTTGTAGACAGGACCATACGGGCGGATGATCGCATTCTCCGCCGTAAGGAGTGCCAGTTGGTACTTCTCAAGATCAACACGGGATGCCACCTCGCCCGATATCTCCCCGCCCGTAAAGGCGGGCTGGATGGAATAAAACACCGACGGCTCTGCCATGATATCCTCCCTTCGTCAGGTAAACCGCTCATTGGCGTATTTGTTCGGGTACTGCATACGGCGTGCCTTTTCGAGAGCACTGTAATACCGCGCCGTCATGATCGATTGCTGTGCAAGCTGCATATGCTGTGCGGCGATGGTCGCATTTCCCGTAATTCCCGTCGCGATGGAGGAGGCAAGAAGATGCGTAAGGCCTTCCACAAACTCCTCACTGAAGTTCACAGGGTCTTTCACGTCCTCCGTATATTCCGCCCATGCCTCCTGCACATCCGTCGCAATCCCCTTGTTCCCGCCGAGTGTCACAATCTCATAATCCTCCGGCTCCGTCTCCTTTTTCCGCGCACTCTCTTTGTTGTAGACGTAGAGCACGCTCAGGCATTCCGCAGGATACGCATAGACCACATCCCAGCCGGGCACCGCCTCCGGAAACGCCGCGAGCTTTTCCACGCGCTTGGCGAAGCCCCACGGATACGCCGTCAGCATTCGGCGGCGGTCGTGGTCGTAGTGTACCTTGCACTTACGCGCCTCCTCACTCATATCATCAATACTGTTGATGCGCCCATGTCCGATATAGGAGAGTGCCATGTTGCAGATCTCTGTACTGTTCATATAGATTCCTCCCTTGCCACAGTGTCATAGTTGTTATGGCACTATGGCAAGGGCAGAAGGAAAGCCCTTCTGCTCTGCCTGTCGAGAGATATCAGCGGTCGATATTGTCGTCGAGGACGAGCCCCGCCGTCACCGTGCCTTTCGTGTAGGTACTCGTTCCCTTGATGCGAAGATAGCCCAGATTGCCGCGCGGCAGATGCACCGAGAGCGGCACCTGATCGTAGGTGCCAAGGGTCTTCGGTGCTGCGAAGTTTTCCGTCGCCGAGGTCTCAAGCACGGTCTTGAATGTGCCCGTCCCACCGTTCTTCACGCGCAGAACAAGAATGACAGGATCCCCAGCATCGCCGGGACCGACCTTCAAAACGTCCGAATCAATCGCCCCATTCGACAGGGCTTTCGCGTTGTAAAACAGATTTTCTCCGTCCAAAATCGCCATTGTTGTCACTCCTTCCCTTAAATGACAGTGATGCCACTCTCCTGATCAGAGATGGCGTCACATTTCTTGATTTCAATGCCCCCGAAATAGAGGCGCGGCACATCCTGCGCAAGCTCCTGCCGCGTCACATGGACGTTGTTCTTGTCGAGCAGGTAAATCTCGAACCAGTTGTAGAGCGATTCGGAGACATACATCACAACCCTCTTGTCGCGCGACTGAAGATTGCGGATGCGGTTCTTCGCCGTGACGAACTTCTCAATCAGCTTCAGCTTTTCCGCGCTTGCCATAGAGCCCGTGATCTTATCCACGTCGATGTTGCGCACAGCGGCGTTCGCGCGGATATCCCCGACCGAGAGCCCCGCCTTCCACGTAAAGAGCGTCGTAAGTGCCTGATACTCCTTACCATCGGGGTCAAGTACCGTCTGTTCGCCGAGGTCACGCTGCTTGAGACCTGCCTGCGAGTTCTTCGGATAAATTCCGCTCGTCGCATGCGTACCCCAGCCGACGAGGAATGCCGATGTGTTCTTTGCGCCCGCGTTCGCAGTCATGCCGCCGATGACCTGATAGCCCACCGTATTCTTCTCGCCCCCGATGACGGGATAGCGCATCGAAAGACCGTTGAACGTATCCAGATCATCCTCTGCGTTGCCGTAGAAGATATTCGCCGCAATTGCGTCCGAAAAACCGCCGACAAATGCCGCGTCTTCACTGCGGCGGAACTGTTCGCCGTTCGGCGCAAGCGCAATCTCCTCAACGTCCACGCAGGAACGATCTTCGAGGATAATGCAGGTGTCCTGCACCTGCTTGGTTGTGGACTTGTGCCGCGTCACGCCGCGGTTGATACGGCGTACAGAAGGCTTCGGCATGGACGTGCGAATCGTCGTGCGATT